ATATCTTATTAAGTAAGGAAACAATTGCTGCTTTGTCGCTAGACTTAGAAGCAAAAAATTTATTAACAAGAGGTCCAAGATTAAGATATATTGAATCTGTGTCAGATGCAATTACGTAATCCTCCTTGTCTGTACTGAGCAGTTTATTTAGGTAACCATTCATTTTATTTTCTATCCAACGGATAGAAACCTGTCCTGACAGTGTGATTGCTTCTGCATTTGCTGTCTTATAGTATCTAAAGTGTTCATTACCAATAGCACCATAGGCAGAGTTGAGAGAAATCTTCTTTGCCATCTGAATATTATTACAGCGAGCGATCTCTTTTGTTAGTTCAACAGTAGGAGTTTTTTCATACTGTTGCTTTGCCTTGATCATTTTCTTCTTGAAGATAACACGACTATCGTACATCTTCTGCATCATCTCTGGCAAGAAACCATGTTCATCTTTACGATATTGTGCACCATTAGCACATGTGGCAAACTCTTTGTCAATCTTTACCTTTTGATTTAAAATTCCTTCAACGCTCGCACTAGGATGTCTAGTTTCTTCAAGTGTCTCTGGAGAGATATTGTACTGCATGATAAGATGAGGATACAGCGAGTTAAGATCGAAAGACACAACCCAATCATAAAATCCTGGTATTGGTTCTTTCACATATGCTCCTGCATACTTTTCAGTCTTTGTTGCTTCCTTTTTAGGAGGTATCGCAATCTTACGTTTGTTTAGTTCGTTGTAGATGTAGTTGTCCCACATACGAACCTGACTGAATACATCTTCGTAGTTTACCTTAGCATCATATGCCATGGTATATGCGAGTTCAATCAGTTTCATCTTATCATCTAGTTTGTCAACTAAACGAACGTCATGAATATTATAATCAATAAACTTTTGCCAGTCATTTTCATAGAACTCTTTGAATGTATCATACTCAGAGTGATCTAGTTTTTTCTCACCTAGTTCTACATTACAAATATGATCTAGACGATATGATTCTTGATTAGAGTAAGTAAATTTCTTGTATAGTTCTAGGTAATCTAGACAGGAAATGCCAAGAGTGTCAATAGCAAATTGTTTACGTCCTTTGATAAAAATCTCACGTTGTGAAACAAGTTTCCAAGGAGAAAGAAGTTTAGTAAATTTCTCACCAAGTATACGTTCAACACGATTGTGAATGTATGGCATATCGAACAACTGTACATTCCATCCTGTAATTACATCTGGAAAGTTTGCTTGCCAGTAATCGAGGAATGCTCCCAACATACTTTCTTCTGATCTGAAATGCATGTAGTCCACCATGGAGTCTGTGTTATCGTATGGTCTTGCCCCGAACACAGTAATCCTACCAGTGAAACTATCTTTGATTGAGATGGCAAGTATCTCTTGATCGGCAGATTCAACATCGGGAAACCCATTCTCTGCTGCGGTTTCAATGTCAATATTGAATATGCGGATCTTACTGGAATCAAACTTGAGTTCTTCTTCTGGGTGTTGTTCAGCAATGTATTGATATAAAAATCTTGTGTTACCATATATCTCAAAATCTGGAACTTCTTTATATTGTTTTACAAAATCTCTTGCTTCTGTTATAGAACCAAACTTATGTGGTTCTACCCACTCTCCTTCTAGTGTTTTCCATTCAGAATATTTTTTTGTAGGCAAAAAAAGCGTTGGGTTAAAAGGAACCCGAACGCTGTATCTGTCACCATTATTATATCCTCTTACGAGGAGACGATTTCCTGCTTGTTCAACACTTGTGTAAAACTTCATTCAAGGGATTTAATATAATTTGCAAGTAAATCCTTACTAGGACTTACTATGGTAGTAATGTCAGATGATCTAACTACTACCTCACGATCATCAGAGTTTTTAGGCCACTGACTTAGGTTACCTTCATAGTCTACCATAAAAGGTTGACGAAGTATACAATCGGGATCACCAGGTAGTGTATCACCTTCTACTTCATCAACCTGTGCGACTATCCATTCATTTGCTAGTCGCAGTAGATTCGCTGCTATCTCCATCTGTCTTCTCCTCATAGAAAATTTGCTCATCCTTTAGACCAATCTCTTTCAATCTGTCAGCATAGTTCTTAATAATATTGTTGTCTGGATAAACGACACTAATAATATGTTCACCACTAATTCTATGATCTTCGATAGGAGAATATGGACACCATCTAGAATAGTTGATAGGTATAGTTCCATCATCATTGAGTTCTCCAAGAGTAAGTAGATATGGATAAACCATTCTGTACCCTGCTACCTTTTCATCTTCACCTTTAATCTCACCAAATAAACACAGAACACGTTCTGAAGTTGTAAGACTAACGATTCTCATATTATGATTAGTAATCAATTCTTCATTCATTTGTTAGTTCCTTTTTTTCTTGAAGTTTCTTTTCATAAGCATCTTGTAATCCTGGTTCTGGACTACTGATTGTCATAACACAATCGTATGGAATCTTAAACTGCCAATCAGGAGAGTAAGGATTCCACTTACTAAACCTTACCTGATACTCCATACCAGATTGTTCAGTAAGATACTGTGGTGTGCTACCATCGAGACTTAAAATGTAAGGTTCTTCCATGAGAAGACAGATACCTTTACGGTCTTTGCCTTCTTCATCAAAGATCTCTTTTAATTCTGTAATAACACGATCACCTGTTTTTAAGGTGACAACAGATACAGCCATATTCTAGCACCTAAAATTAAATTTGTCAAAATATATTTCCATACTTTTCATTTCTAGACATAATGTTAAATGAAATAGAAACTTTGTGAGTTCCGAAAGACACCACACTATGTGGTAGAGATGATGGAAATATAATCACCTCTCCCTCTACATTATTCTTTGTGTTATAACTCATTTCAAACAATTGATGTCCAAGTTGAGTAAACACTGTGCCATTTTCTCCTTCTAGATGTAAGAGATATATGCCAGAGAATGTAGACGACGGATGTGTATGTGTCTTATGCCAACACTTACCATCACGATAGACATTATACCACATAGACTGCAGTTTTGATTCCTGTGGTCTATGTACGATATTCAAATTGGGATCCTCCAACATTTCGTTGAATGGATCCCATACTACATTATGATATATTTCCTTCTCCATGTCAAGAAGAATGTTATTCTCCTCAAAATAGTTTGTTATCGAATCTTGATATTCACCTTTATATGTGATACTAGATTCATTAGCATATATCTGAGGTAATAACTTCTTCTTTAATTGTTCATGGTTTCTAACTTTAGTATAGAAAATAAAGTTAGAAGGAAAATTATATAGCATTAAAAATGTTTCTGACGTTTTTGTTTCTCTGGTAGTTCTTTCATCAATGTTATTGTAAGAAGTCCATCTTTAAATTCTACAGATTCTACTTCTACATCATCTGCCAGTTGCCAGTTACGTGTAAAGTTCTTGTGAGATATTCCTTTGTGTGAATACTTTCTTTCTTCCTTAGAAGATCTGTCTGCTGAAATCGTTAAAACATTCCTTTCAGTTTCTACAGAAATGTCTGCCCCCGAAAATCCTGCAAGAGCCACCTCCAGTATGGTTCTAGAATTAGATCCATTATAGATGTTGTAAGGAGGATAGTTTGTTCCTGATCCTGCAATAGCTTCAAGTCTGTTGAATGTTTCATCGAGTCCTAATGTGAATGGAGTAAAATGCTCCCATGTATAGTTTACCATTGTGCCCTCCGTAAAGCGACGTATATTAATGTGACCCTTTCGGCATCACAATAATATTTAACCATAATAGCACAAAAAAATCAGGTGTGCAAACCCCAACAAACTCTACGGTTTCTACTCCCTGACGTCGTATTCTATTTGAATTATCTTAGATGATCTACCCATGCTATCACGTTTAGATATCTTCTGCATAGTACCGCCTAGTCTAGTAGCAGCATATTCTATATCTTTTATTACTTTTTTTTCTAGATCCTCATATGGATCATAATATCTGTCTACTTTCATTCTTCTATTTCAAAATACCATTTAATAGATTTAATATAATCAAAGGTGCAAGATAGATCAAAGTCACAATTTGTATCGTATTTTCTATCACACAAAAAATTTCTCAGTTTTTCAACTGACTCAAATGTTCCTTGATGTCTTTCTCTGTCATCGTATAGGTGATACTTCACGGTTCTTGTTTTTTTCTCCCAATATTATACTTGCTTTCTAGCGTCCATTCGTTTTTTTCTTTAAAACTTAACACTTTGATTTGATTTAGTGGAGCAAGGTCTGCTATCTTATCTTTACTAATACTATTAGTAGTTACTAATCCCCAATCTAATAACAACTGCACGATTCTATTCCTACGTTGAATATCATTCAAGGATAAATTAGTATTCTTTCCGTCTAATGCAAATAATTCTTTGAAGTGTACGATATAATACTTACCCTGTTTGTGAAGTATGTGACAGGATTGATATATCTTCTTCTCTTTTCTTGATGCTACACCTATACGTGTTAATGTTTCACGAACTTTTAAAAAATCATCTGGTTCATTCAATGTAACTTCAACCATGTCAGATTGTTTCCATTGAATCTCAAGTTCACCGTTCATGTTTGCCACCTTTGCTTAATGCTTTTTTGATATAATCTAGTTGATCCTTGGTGAGAATTCTGAGTGCTTGGAGTGCCTTATCGTCATTATAACCATAATACTCTTTTACGATCTCAAGATA